CCTCAAAAATTCTCCGGGGGTTGATATTTTAGGGCGCTTTTTAGCGCCGGTTGCTAGCGAGTAGATTTTTAGATGTTTTTTAAAGAGGCATGGGTTCAAGTGCTTAGTGGTCTATATTTGCAAATGGCTTTATTTGCTGTCTGGGTCTCCTTTCAAGAGTTTATGCTATGTTCACCTCCTCTCACATAGATTTCAACCTCCAATTATATTCCCCATGCCTCTCTAAAAGATATCTAAAAGTCTAATTAATTAAACATGAATGGGGTGGAAACTATGCCTAGACCGAAGAAAACGGTCAGCAATAATACGGGAAAGTCTCCGCCCGCTTTAACTCCGGAGGCAAGAGAGAATCAATTGATCTCTTTAGCATATAATTTAGCCGAGCAACGTTTAAGAGATGGGTCAGCAACTTCACAAGAAGTAACTCATTTTTTACGTCTTGGTTCGACTAAAGAACGAGAAGAAAGAGAAATGATGCGAGAAAAGATTCGTCTTCTTACGGCTAAGACAGAAGCACTTCAATCGACTAAGCGAATTGAAGAATTATATTCACAGGCTATTGACGCAATGCGTGTTTATAATGGCAGTGGTAGAAAGAGTGACGACGATGATCCGGACCTTTGACGAATTAATTAAACGGCCGACTTTTGAAGAGCGATTTGAATATTTAATGCTTGGTGGAAAAGTTGGAGAGTTAACATTTGGATATGATCGATGGTTGAACCAGAATCTTTATCATTCTAACAAAGATTGGAAAAAAGTTAGAAGAGATGCAATCATAAGAGATCTTGGTTGTGATTTAGCTTGTGAAGATCATTTGATTCCAGATGACGTTAGAATCATAGTGCATCATATGAATCCAATTTCCAAAGAAGACATTATCTATGGCAGCGACTTTTTACTAAACTTGGACTATCTTATAACAACCATAGAATCAACGCATCAAGCAATCCATTATGGCGATAAATCGTATTTACATCGCATTCAAGTAGTTGAAAGATTACCAAATGATACTTGCCCCTGGAGGTAAACAGATATGGAAAGTATTCTTACATCTATAAAAAAGATGCTTGGAATAGAAGAAGATTATACGCACTTTGATCCAGAGTTGATAGTGTTTATTAATTCAGCGTTTGGGATTCTCTATCAGTTGGGAGTTGGCCAAAAGACTGCACCATTCAAAATAACTGGAAAAGAAGAAGTGTGGGAAGATTTCATATCCAATAATGAAATTGAAACTGTGAAGTCATATGTATTTGCAAAAGTTAAATTGCAGTTCGATCCACCGACAAGCTCTTTTGTTCTGTCATCTTATCAAGATTTAATTAAAGAGTTTGAGTGGCGTTGTAATGTTGACGCTGAAACTCCGTAATAATTTCTTTTGAAAGGGGAAATAAATATGGGTATGTTTAATGGATCAAACCCGATCAATCAGACGCCGATTGTTCCTGGCCAGCAAGTTGTAATTCCTCAGATTACTATCCCGAATAATGTTGGCAATGTGCTTAATCGTCCGCAGCAACCTATTAATCAGCTCACAATTCGAGGCGGAGAAAAAGTCGCAAGGCAGTTTAAACTTCCTCCGAATTCTAGAGCAGCAATTTTCGATGAAGAAGAGCCAGTTTTCTACTTTAAGGAAACCGATGAGAATGGTAATGAAATAGCATTTAAAAAGTGCTCTTATGAGGAGATTGAAGATCCTCCTGAGCCTGAGTATTTAACGGTTCAGGAGTTTAGATCGGTTCTTGACGACTTTAAGAAATCTTTGAAGGAGGAGTTCTTTAATGGGCAGTCTGTTCACACCCAGAAGCAACCCGAGTCAAGGTACGGGAATGACCAGATCAACACAAAGTCTTATACGACCTCAGCAAATTCAAAATGATTTAGTTAATAAACCTCTTGATAGAGAAGCAATAGTTGAAAATGCAATTCAGCAGTCTGGCGGTGATGCTAAGACTGCTTTTTATTTGGCAGCGAAACAACTTGGTATAGATGGGGATCAAGCATTAGCTCAGATCCAGTCTATGGGCGATATTCGAACCATGGCCAAGAAAGCTATGGCTAGTAATCCCAAGATAAGAAGACTTGCAAGTCTCTTTTCTTTAATGAAATAGTTATATAATTCCGGCCGGTTTTATATAAAAATTTTTAATGTTCTCTTAGGAGGATCTTAATTATGGCGGATACTATGTCTCCTGCGGAAGTGGCTCTTATGGATGGTCACGATGGTATGTTTGGCGGCGGCGGCGCTTTCTTCTGGATCTTCGCGCTTCTGATTCTTGCCGGTGGTAACTTTGGCTTTGGTGGTGGTCGTGGCGATTATGTTACGTCTTCCGAACTTTCTAGCCAGCTTGGCACTCAGGCGATTCAGAGCCAGCTTCAGGGCATCGCTATTGAAACTGCAAATAACAACTATGAAACTGCTCAGCTTATTAATAATCAGACGAATGCTATGCTGCAGCAGAACAATGCGAATCTGATTAACGCCATTCAGGGCTTTAACCAGGTTAATCAGAAGATTGATCAGCTCGGCTATCATATGGATCAGTGCTGCTGCGAAATCAAGACTCAGATGCTTCAGAATCGTCTTGATGATGCCAATGCTGCTCTTGTCGCTGCGCAGAACAATATTTCTAACTACAATCAGTCTCAGTACATTCTTAGTCAGCTTGGTCGCTTTGTTGCTTGGACTCCGAGTGGCACTCAGGCTAATGCAGTTGGCTAATATCTCTTTACGGGGGAGGGGCCTTTATAGGCCTCTTCTCCGATTATTTTTAGGAAGGTGAATTCAAAATGAAAATTATTCAGGAACTTTCTGAAATGATCGAAGAAGAGATTGCAGACGCCGGTAAATATGCTAAATGCGCAATCGAGATGAAAGAAGGGAATCCAGCATTAGCCGATACTTTTTATAAGTTAGCTAATGAGGAGCTTGGTCATATGAATGCTCTGCATACTCAGGTAGTAAATATTATTAATGAGCATAAGAAAGAAAAGGGTGATCCTCCTGAGGCAATGCAAATGCTGTATAAAATTCTTCATGAAAAGCACATTGCGAATACCGCTACTGTAAAAGGAATGTTAAGTTTATATAAGTAACGGGGTGAAGCAATGAATGAAAATTATTTAGTTCATTACGGTATTCTTGGTATGAAATGGGGTGTCCGTAGATACCAGAATCGTGATGGATCATTAACGGCTGCAGGAAGACGAAGAGCTGGTATTAAAAGTGCTTCTGGAGATGCCAGACATACTCCTACTTCAGCCAAGAAAGCAGCAAAGCAAAAAGCTGCAAATCTTGAGAAAGCTAGAAAAGCTAGGGCCGAAAAGAAAGCACATGAAGAAGCTAAGCAAAAAGCTTTAGCTAAAGGATCTGCTTCCGAAGTATTAAAGTTTAAAGGCGAATTAACAAACAAAGAGCTTCAAGACGCCTACACAAGAATTAATACTGAGCAGTTACTATCTTCGCTTTCTGCTAAAGAAACAAAAGGTTTTTGGGATAAAGTAAGTTCTATTTCTGATAAAGTTGGTAGAGCCAGAGATTTTACAGAAAAAGGTATTAACGCTTGGAACACGTTTGCTAAAATTCATAACACTTTTAGCGGTAGTGATAATAAACTTAAAATTATTGGAGACAATGCCCAAAAGGAGTCCAAGTTCGAAAAGCTTATACGAACTGGTAGTGCAGAAGAAATTCTTAATGCATCTATGAGTGGAAAGTTGAGCGGTGCAGAACTCGAGAGAGCATCTAAACGTCTTGGCGCAGAAAAAATAATTAGAAGTTATATGCAGAGCGAGACGCCTAAGGTAAATGCTACTTCTACTGATTCTAGCAATTCTGAAAAAAAGAAGAGCGAGCCGTCTAAGACAAATGACACACCAAATTCCGATAAAGCAAATAGCTCTGAAGAAAAAAAGAAAAAGAAAGAGGGCTGATTATGAATAATGAATATTTAATTCACTATGGGGTCCTCGGAATGAAATGGGGGGTTCGTAAAGACCCTCAGAGAGCATATTCTAAAGCAAGAAAAAAACTTTCTAAAATTCAAAATAAAGCTTTTAAATTACAAGCAAAAGCAAAAAAGAAAAAAGATCATTTATATTTAGTTCCGCATGATCCTGAAGTTATTTCTCGAAGATTGCATAAAATTAAAATGATGGAAGTAAGAGCATCTCATTATACTAAGAAAGGCGAGAAGTGGTTGCGAGAGATGGATAAAGTCTTTTCAACAGTTCCGCTTCCGTAATAAATTAAAAACATGAGCTTATCAAATACGGCAGTTCCTCGATATTACGGAGAATTTCGTGATTCTGTTATACGAGGAGAAATCCCAGTTTGTAATGAGATTTCATTAGAAATGAACCGGGTTGATGATCTTATTCGTGATCCTGGTATCTATTATGATGACGAAGCTGTCGAAGGCTTTATTAAGTATTGTGAGAATGAATTGACTCTTACTGATGGCTCGGATTTAAATTTACTCGATTCATTTAAACTTTGGGCTGAGCAAATATTTGGCTGGTACTATTTCGTAGATCGATCTTTATATGTTCCGAATCCGGATAATCATGGTGGACATTATGTGAATAAACGGGTCAAAAAGAGACTCATTAATAAGCAGTATCTCATTGTCACTCGAGGTGCTGCTAAATCAATGTACGCTAGTTGTATACAGAGTTTCTATTTAAATGTCGATGCGTCAACAACGCATCAAATCACAACTGCTCCGACCATGAAACAAGCTGAGGAAGTTCTTTCTCCAATTAGAACTTCTATTACTAGAGCCCGAGGTCCATTATTTAAATTTTTAACTGAAGGATCATTACAGAATACAACTGGTGCTAAAGCTAATAGAATGAAGTTGGCATCGACCAAAAAAGGGATTGAAAATTTTCTTACTGGTTCGTTGCTTGAAGTTCGTCCCATGAGCATTGATAAGCTTCAAGGTCTAAGATGCAAAGTCGCCACAGTTGATGAATGGCTTTCCGGTGATATTAGAGAAGATGTCATCGGTGCAATTGAGCAAGGTGCATCTAAGTTAGATGATTATCTAATAGTAGCAACTAGCTCCGAAGGTACGGTTCGAAACAGTGCCGGCGACACAATCAAAATGGAACTAATGCAGATTTTAAAAGGGGAATATATAAATCCGCATGTCTCCATTTGGTATTACAAATTAGACGACATCAAGGAAGTTGCGGACCCTTCCACTTGGCTTAAAGCGAACCCCAATCTAGGAAAAACCGTAACCTATGAAACTTATCAATTAGATGTAGAAAGAGCCGAAAAGGCCCCTGCTGCAAGAAACGATATTTTAGCTAAACGCTTTAATCTTCCAATGGAAGGTTATACGTACTTTTTTACATACGAGGAAACTCTTCCTCATCCAAAAAGAAATTTTTGGTCTTTACCGTGTTCTATGGGCGCAGATTTATCTCAAGGAGATGACTTCTGTGCCTTTACTTTTTTGTTTCCATTACCAAATGGCAGTTTTGGTGTAAAGGCTAGAAGTTATATTTCTTCGCTTACATTAAGTAAACTTCCAGGAGCTCTTAGACTTAAATATGATGATTTCATTTCAGAGGGAAGTTTAATTGTGCTCGATTGTGCGGTTTTAGACATGATGGAGGTTTATGAAGATCTCGATCAGTTTATTCTGGATAGTCGGTATGACGTTCGTTCTTTCGGCTTCGACCCATATAATGCTAAAGAATTTGTCGAACGCTGGGAAGCGGAGAATGGGCCATTTGGAATTGAGAAAGTAATTCAAGGAGCTAAAACTGAATCAGTTCCACTTGGGGAAATTAAGACTTATGCCGAAGAGAGAATGCTTATCTTTGATGAGTATTTAATGTCATTCACCATGGGAAACTGCATTACTCTTGAAGATACTAATGGAAACAGAAAATTATTAAAGCGACGTAGAGAAGAAAAAATTGATAATGTATCGGCTTTGCTAGATGCCTATGTGGCATATAAAGCAAATAAGGATGCATTTGAATAATTATTATGGAGGCCAATGCATATGCCCTCATTAGGTGATCGGCTCCAACATGCATGGAACGCCTTTAAAAGCAGAGATCCCACGGTTGTTCCAAAAGAATACTATGGCGTATCAACTTATTATAGGCCGGATAGGCCTAGGCTTTCTAAAGGCAATGAACGCTCTATCGTTACCTCAATTTTTAATAGAATTGCTACAGATGTAGCAAGTGTTGAGATCCATCATATCAGATTAGATCAAAATGGAAGATTTTCTGAAATTATTGAAGATGGTCTTGAAAATTGTTTAACGGTTGAAGCAAACATAGATCAGACGGCAAGAGCTTTTATTCAGGATGCTGTTTTGTCTATGTTCGATGAAGGGCATGTTGTTTTGGTGCCTGTGGATACAACAGTAAACCCGAATCTTTCATCGTCTTTCGATATTCAGACAATGCGAACTGGCAAGGTTACGAAATGGTTTCCTAAACACGTAACAGTATCTGTGTATAACGAAGATACAGGAAGACGAGAAGAAATAACAGTATTAAAACGGAGCGTTTCAATTATTGAAAATCCTTTTTATGCTGTAATGAATGAACCAAACTCGACGCTTCAGAGATTAATTAGAAAGTTAAATATTCTTGATGTAATTGATGAGCAGAGCGGGTCTGGAAAACTGGATTTAATAATTCAGTTACCTTATGTTATCAAATCGGAGGCTCGAAGGCAGCAAGCTGAAAACCGCCGAAAAGATATAGAAATGCAGTTAGCAGGATCTAAATATGGTATTGCTTATACTGATGGAACGGAACGTATAACGCAACTTAATAGAGCAGTCGACAATAATCTTATGAAACAGATCGAATACCTTACGAGCATGCTATATAGCCAGTTAGGAATTACGGAAGCTGTTTTAAATGGTACTGCCGATGAGCAAACTATGCTGAATTATATGAACCGAACCGTTGAGCCTGTTCTATCGGCAATTATTGACGGAATGAAGAGGTCTTTCTTGACAAAGACGGCAAGATCTCAAAAGCAAACTATTATGTTCTTTAGAGATCCGTTTAAACTTGTTCCGGTTAATAATATTGCAGATATAGCAGATAAGTTTACCAGAAACGAAATTCTTTCTTCTAATGAAGTTCGAAAGATTATAGGTTATAAACCTGTCGATGATCCGAAGGCAGATGAGCTTCTTAATAAGAACTTGAGTAGAATGAAAGATTTTACTCCGGCAACTGTGAAAGATTCCGCGCAAAATCAAAATGGAAATAAAGGAGGCAAAGATCAGTGAGCTTTGATCCGAAAGAATACGATTTTGGTGGCTGGGCCACTAAGAACGATTTAAAGTGCGCTGATGGCCGAACTATTAGAGACGGAGCTTTTAAAGATAATGATGGTGTCATTGTGCCTTTGGTTTGGCAGCATCAGTATAATGGCCCCGCTAATATTTTAGGTCATGCCCTTCTTCAGTATCGTCCTGGCGAGGGAATGTACACTTATGGAAAATTTAATGACACCGAAGATGGTAAGATTGCTAAGAAGTTAGTTGAGCATAGAGACATTAGAAGTTTATCGATCTTTGCTAACCATCTTACCCAGACGCCCGAGAAGGATGTTCTTCATGGGCAGATTCGAGAAGTGAGTTTAGTGCTTGCCGGAGCTAATCCGGGGGCATACATTGATTTTCCGGTCCTTGAGCATAGTGATGGCACTACTGATTTATTTGAAGAAGAGGCTACAATTTATAATGACGAAGAAATTTCGTTATTGCATGAAGAAATGGAAGATGAACCTATGACTGAAACTAAAACCGTTACGGAAGAGACTTCCGAAGAAGTGAAGCATGAAGATGCTGAAAAAGAAAAAACTGTCCAGGATGTCCTTGATACTCTTAATGAAGAGCAGAAGGCTGCTGTTGGATATGTTCTCGGCAGTTTAATGAATGATGCCGAAGAAAAAGTTGAACATTCTGATGAAGAAGGAGAAGAAACTACTATGAAGCATAATGTTTTTGAGCAGGATAATAAGCAGACGAATGAGACCCTTAGCCATGATGACTTTGTTAAGATTATTAAAGACGCTAAGACCTGTGGCTCTATGAAGGCTGCCGTTGAGGCGCATATTGAAGCCGGTACGCTGTCTCATGATGATCTGGCCGGTGATGTTGTTATGTCTACTGGTGATCAGCAGTATTTTGTTAACCAGCCCGATTTCCTGTTCCCTGAGGCTCGCGCTCTGAATAATCCTCCTGCTTGGATTAAGCGCGATACTAGCTGGGTTTACAAGGTTCTGAATGGTGCCCACCACAGCCCGTTCTCCCGTATTAAGTCTGTCTTTGCTAATCTGACGGAAGATGAGGCTCGTGCAAAGGGCTACATCAAGGGCAAAACGAAGAAGGAGCAGGTTTTCTCGCTGCTTAAGCGTTCTACCACTCCGCAGACGGTTTATAAGAAGCAGAAGATGGATCGTGATGATGTCATCGATATCACTGATTTTGATGTTGTCGCTTGGATTAAGAGTGAGATGCGTGGTCAGCTTGATGAGGAGCTTGCTCGTGCTGCTCTGATTGGCGATGGTCGGCTTACTTCCGATGATGATCACATCTCTGAGGAGCATATTCGTCCTATCTATAATGATGCGGACCTGTTTACCATTAAGGTTGGTCTGAATCTTACTGGAACTCCCACCGAGGATGAGGCTGCCAAGGCTTTCATTCGTAAGGTTATTCGTGCTCGTAAGAATTATCGTGGTTCTGGCACGCCGACTCTCTTTACGACTGAGGATATGCTTACCATGATGCTTCTGCTTGAGGATGATATCGGTCATGCTCTGTATGCCGATGAGGCTGCTCTTGCTCGTAAGCTTCGTGTCAAGGAGATCGTTACGGTTCCGGTTATGGAAGAGGAGTCTCATGGTCTGCTTGGCATCGTTGTCAATATGGCCGACTATAACTTTGGCGCTGATAAGGGCGGTGCCGTCAACCTGTTCGATGACTTTGACATTGACGTCAACCAGATGAAGTATCTGATCGAGACTCGTTGCTCTGGTGCTCTGACGGTTCCGTATTCTGCTATTGCTATTTTCGATAGTTATACTGCTGATAGCGATGGCACGGACGTCTTCTACAACACCAAGCATAAGAACAGCGGCTCTAACTCTGAGCCCGGCGAAGAGACCGGTGGCTGATTAAATAAATCAAAATGGAAGTGAAATGCTGAATGGCTAAATTTTATGGCCCAATAGGCTATGGAATAACTTCGGAGACAAGTCCCGGAGTTTGGACCGATGAAATAGTAGAACGGAACTATACTGGGGATGTCCTTCAAAATTATAGAAAGACTTCTCAGGGTGAAAGCATTAATGACAATATAGATGTAAGTAATCGGTTGTCGATTATTTCTGATCCATTCGCCATGCAGCATTTTCACACTATTAAATATGTTAAGTGGATGGGTGCTGCTTGGAAAGTTACTACTGTTGACGCCGGGCACTACCCTCGACTTATATTGACCATAGGGGGTGTTTATAATGGCGAGACGGCTCCAACTTCATGAAAAGTTATGTGAGATCCTCGGAACTAGAAATGTTTATTTCCAGCCCCCTGAGTCAGTAAAATTAAAGTACGATTGTATCGTATATAAAATTTCAAATAGAAACGACATCAAAGCTGACAACACGAGGTATCGTGGATTCATCACTTATGAGGTCACTTATATATATCGTGATCCAGATAGTTTACTTCCTGAAAAGATAATGAATGAGTTTTCATATATTACTCATAATAATCATTTTACAGTTGATAATCTGCATCACGATATTTTTACCATCTATTATTAATGGAGGAATAAAACAATGAGTAAACTCGTTTGGGACGCAGTTGGCGAACATTTATATGAAACTGGTGTGGACCAGGGTGTTCTGTACCCGCAGGCTGCAGATGGTACGTATCCGAAGGGTGTCGCTTGGAATGGCCTGACGGCTGTTACCGAAAGCCCTTCTGGTGCTGAGGCCAATGATCTGTATGCTGATAATATCAAGTATCTGAGTCTTCGCTCGGCTGAAACTTTTGGTGCCACGGTTGAGGCTTATACTTATCCTGATGAATTTGGTGCTTGCGATGGTTCTGCTGAGCCGGTAACTGGCGTCAAGATTGGCCAGCAGGCTCGCACTCCGTTTGGTCTGTGCTATCGTACTATTATTGGTAATGACACCGAGCTTGATACCCATGGCTATAAACTTCATCTGATTTATGGTGCTTCGGCTTCTCCGTCTGAGAAGGCTTATAACACTGTTAATGATTCTCCTGATGCTATTACCTTTAGCTGGGAGATTTCTACGGTTCCTGTTAATGTTACGGGCTTTAAGCCGACGGCATGCCTTACTATTGATTCTACGAAGTTTACTGCTACCGAGGCCAAGGCCAAGCTTAAGCTGCTTGAGAATAAGCTGTTTGGTGTTGACGCTGAAGGACAGACCGAAGGAAGCGATCCGTATCTTCCGCTTCCGGATGAGGTTATTGGCACTCTTAATGGAACCTGGCAGGGTTAATAAATTTATATTTGGGGCTATCAAATAAAATGGTAGCCCCTTTTATCTTGAAAGGAGATTAATACAGATGCTTAAGAAAACTATTAAGTATGTTGATTACGACGGAAATGAAAGAGAAGAGAATTTTTATTTTAATCTTACAGAATCTGAGATTATTGAAATGGAATTCTCTACTACCGGTGGTCTCACGCAGATGATCGAGAAGATTATTGAGACTAAAGATAGTTCTAGAATTATGGCAATTTTCAAGGAAATTCTTCTTAAGGCATACGGTGAAAAGTCCGCCGATGGTAGACGTTTTATCAAGAGCAAAGAATTGTCCGAAGAATTTTCGCAGACCCCTGCTTACAATCAGCTGTTCATGGAACTTGCTACCGATGCTGGAAAGGCATCTGATTTTGTGAATAGCCTTGTTCAGTTTAATACTACTCCTGCCCCGAGGCTTGAGTCGATTAAGTAATTTTCAATGAAAGGAGGCCATTGATAGTGCTTCAGATTACGATTCCCGAAACTGAATTTTTTAACGCCAAGACGAATGAGTTTTATACGGCGAAAGAAGTTACTTTATGTCTTGAGCATTCTTTGGTCTCCTTATCTAAATGGGAATCAAAATGGAAAAAGCCTTTTCTTTCTAAAGAAGAAAAGACAAAAGAGGAAACAATCGATTACATTCGATGCATGACTATAACTCAGAATATTCAACCAGATGTTTTTAGTAGGCTCACATTAAAAAATATTCAAGAAGTTCAAAATTATATAGATGATCCTATGACTGCTACCTGGTTTTCAGATAATTCCAAAAAACCTGGAAAAAGGAATAACGAGGCTATTACAGCCGAATTAATTTATTATTGGATGATAACTTATGGCGTGCCTTTTGAATGCCAAAAATGGCACTTAAATAGGCTGCTGACTTTAATTAAAGTTTGCGATGTAAAGAATGCCCCGGCTCAAAAGATGAGTTCTTCGGAGAGATTTAAACAGCAAAGAGATTTAAATGCTCGAAGGAAGGCGGCGTTAAAAACTCGAGGATGACTTGAAATGATTAGATTTGTTCATAAGGGCGATTTTGGAAAAACAACTCGCTTTTTGACAAAAGTAAAAAATTTAAGAATTGAACAGATTCTTAATAAGTATGGTCAAATGGGCGTTGAAGTTCTTGCGGCAGCAACCCCAGTTGACAGTGGAAAAACTGCGGCATCATGGAGTTATGAGGTCGAAGGCGGAGTTGGAAATTGTGCCATTTATTGGACGAATGACCATACCAATGAAGGCTACAATATTGCTATCCTTATTAATTATGGTCATGGCACGGGTACCGGGGGATATGTTGAAAGTAATCCCTTTATTTCACCGGCCATACAACCTATATTTCAGGCTATAGCTGATGCTGCATGGAAGGAGGTCACTAGTGCATGAGTTCAGTTGATGAAAGAATCGTAGAAATGCGATTTGAGAACGATCAGTTTGAGAGTGGAGTAAATACTAGCTTAAAAACACTAGCTAAATTGAAAAGTGGCCTCGATTTAAGCGGTGCTGCTGACGGGCTTAATAATTTACAGAACACTGCAAATAGATTTGATATTTCCGGATTATCGGATAATGTCGATAAAATTACTAATAGATTTTCTATACTTGGTATAATGGTTGACCAAGTTACTCGTAGATTAACTGATGGTTTAATTTCTTTAGGAGATAAAGCTGTCAGCACCATCAAAAACTTAACGATTGACCAGATTCCAGTTGGTTTCGATAAATACGAAAGAAAGATTCAGTCTGTTCAGACTATTATGAATGCAACTGGGAAGAGCATAGAAGATGTAAATGCCAACCTCGATAAACTAAACTGGTATACTGACGAAACTAGTTATAGTTTTACTGATATGGTAGATAATATCGGTAAATTTACTTCTAGTGGTGTCTCTCTTGAAGAAGCAACCACTTCTATGATTGGTATAGCCAACGCTGCTGGTTATGCTGGTGCAAATGTCCAGGATGCGAGCCATGCTATGGAAGGTTTCTCAAAAGCTATGGGCCAGGGCTATATGAGTAGGCAGAACTGGCAGTGGATTAGAACTGCTCATATGGACACGGTTAATTTTAAAGAGCAGATGATCCAAGCTGCTGTAGCACAAAAAACTTTGGCCGCAGTTACTAAAAAAGTAAATGGCGAAATGCAAACTTTATATTATGTTGCCGATAAAGCCGGCCGGCCAATGAAAAAATTGGAAGTTAGCGTTGCAGATTTTGAAACTAATTTAGCAAAAGGCTGGCTTACCAAAGATGTAATGAATTCTGCTTTAGCGGAATATGGCAGTTTTACAGAGCAAATATATGAAGAATATATGAAGGGCGAAAAGCTTACATCCGAAATAATTGAGGATTTAGGCGCTGATGCTGATAATTTAGGTCTTAAAGCATTTAGAGCTTCTCAGGAAGCTAAAACTTTCACTGATGCTATTAATTCTGTTAAAGACGCTGTTAGCACTGGCTGGATGGTATCTTTTGAGCAAATCTTTGGTAACTATGAGGAAGCTAAGAAACTGTGGACAGCAGTTGCAAATGAATTATGGGATGTATTTGCATCTGGTGCTGAGCGCAGAAATGAAATGCTTAAAGAATGGCACGATCTTGGCGGATATGAAAAGACTATAAACGCTTTTTCTAATATTTGGCAAGCATTGAGATCTATTGGCGAAACAGCTAGAGAAACTTTTGAAAGCTTTTTTCCTCCGACGACAACTAAACGGCTACTTGATTTTACTTATAGTTTAAGTAGATTTGCAAATAGAGTTAGGCAGGCATTTGTCATTGATGATATTGAAGAATTTACTTCTGAAATAGGTCGATCTCAGCAAGAAATAGATGCATTTTTAAAAAAGAATGCAAGAGCTCAGAAAAATCTCGATACATTAAAAGATGCTTTTTCTGGTTTATTCTCTATTGCCAAACTTGGAACATCAGTTTTCAAGTCTTTAATTCAGATTATATCTCCTCTTAGCCGGTTATTTAGTGTAACGGGAAAGAACTTATTCGAATTGTCTGGTTCTTTAGGAAAGTTCATAACAAACACGGTTGATGCGATTCTTAAATCTGAAAAGTATGAAAAAGTTGTAAATACATTAACAAAAGCAGTTGATTCCTTTACTTCTTTTTTAATCAAAAGTGGATCAGCAATTAAAGATTTTGCTTTGAGAGTAAAGAATTCAGATGCCTTTAAAACTTTTACTTCTACAATCATTTCTGGCGCAAAGTCAATTAAAAATTTCTTTGCCCCATATATTTCTCAAGCTGGATCTTATTTAACTGCCTTTTTGGATAAACTTGACACCCTTGATTTTTCAAAATTTAATGGCTATATTTCAACCGCAGTCGATTGGCTTAAGGGGTTTTATAATGCCTGTAAAGATATTTATAAGAGTATAAAGTCTTATGTATCTCCATATCTAAAACAACTTGGCGGTTGGTTCCAAAATCTTGGTACTCAAGTATATAATTCAGCGAAAGGTATCTATGATTTTTGGAAAAATTTATACGACAGCGGACAGTTAGTGCCATATGTTCTTGGCAAATTTACAAAGCTCAAAGATAAAATTATAGAGCTAGGTGGCTCGGTTAAAGACTTTATAAAAGGCTTTAGCTTTTCTGACGCAATAAATAAAGTAAAAGATTTCTTTGGTCCATTTAAAGACAAATTAGATACATGGATTTCGGAAACCAAAGAACGATTAGCTAACCTTGATCTCGGTAAGGTTGCCGCTGTTGGGTTAACGACTGCTTTAATTCCTACAATCGTTTCTATTTCTCTGGCATTTACTGAGGCAGCTAAATTACTTAAATCTTCTAGAGGTTTAGTTACAAATTTAAATGATATTTTAAATAAATTTAAATCTGGATTTAAATCTAGACTTATGGAAACGGCTAAAGCAGTTACTGTATTTGCAGTATCTGTTGGTATTTTAGCAGCTTCTATGAAACTTATTTCCACTATTGATGCCGATAAAATTAAACCCGCATTAACTAGTATGTTGACTTTGTCTGCAACATTAACTGGCATGGCCACTGCTTTAGGTCTTCTTGGAAGATTTAAATTGCTTGGCGATATGAAGAATATCGGCCTTGGAATGATGGCTTTATCGGCAGCCGTTGCCATTTTAGCGGCATCTATGCTTGCTCTTGATCGAGTAAAGCCAGAGAATGCATGGAAGAATATTGCAATAATAGGTGTTTTAATGGCCTCTTTGGCTACGGTTTCTGGCATACTCGGCAAATACGTTCCTGAATTGTCTAAAGGTTCATTAACTTTAGTGTCATTTGCTGCATCTATTCTTATTTTAACAGAAGCATTTACTCGACTTTCTAAAGCATTATCTTCTAGCGAAGGTATTGGGGATGCTGTGAATGTAATGCTCGTCTTAATGGCGGCCATGACTGCTTTCTCGGCGGTTGCTGGCAAAGTCAAATTTGGATCTGGCTTTGGACTTCTCGGTATGGTCGGAAGCATATTCTTACTTCTTAAGATATTTGAGAAGCTTTCCGACAGTTCTATTAAAACGATATCTGAAAAGGCTAAAAATAATCTTGGATTTATTGCAGCGACTTTGGGTGCTTTAGCTGCTTTAGCGGCAATTGGCTGGCTCGGTGGAAATAATGCTGGAAAAACTGGTATGGGCATTTTAGCTATGTCAGCATCAGTTCTGATTCTTTATGAAGCAGTTAAGAAATTAGGAGAATTGGATGGTGCTGTATTGGCTAAAGGCGGAATAGCCGTTGCTGGTATTTTAGCTTTATTTGCCTTACTTTCTAAGGTTAGCATGTATGCAAATAAAGACACTGGTAAAATTGGTTTGTCTATTATGGCCATGTCGGTTTCTTTATTAGCGGTATATTTAGCTATAAAGAAAATTGGATCGTTGCGTCCTGACATCATGGTTAAAGGCTTATTACCTGTCATTGGCATATTAGGGATGTTTGCTGTACTTAGCAAATCCTTGAAAGGTGTGAATGCGTCTTTTGGCGGTATGCTTGGCATAGCTATAGCTATTGGAACATTAGTCGCTGCACTGAGCTATTTAACATTATTTAATGTTCCTGATTTAGCGAAGTCGGTCATCGCCTTAGGCACTACATTACTAGCTATGGCCGGAGCTTTAAAGCTAGCTTCTGGAGTTAAATTTGATAAAAGTGCTATTGGCGGTTTTGTTGCCGGCATCGTGGCCATTGGTGCCATTGCTTTTGCAATAAACGCTTTAGCTGGTTATAGTTGGTCTAGTCTAGCTGCCGCTGCTGGTGGAATAAGCGTATGCTTAGTTGCCATTGCTGCAGCAATGAAAATTATATCAACTGCCAAATTTAATAAAGAAACTGGTTTAGGACAAATTTTAGCATTAGCCGCAGGCCTTGCTTCATTCTATATAGTAGGAGCTATATTAGCTAGCCTTACCAAATATAATTGGGATGGAATGATTCCAGTAATGTCTTCTGTAATGAAAGCATTTTGGAGCATAATAGCTGCGGCTGAAGTTATGTCTATAACAGCAGCCTTTCTTGGAAAAGTTGATCCGGGTACATTTGTAACTGGCATGTTATACCTGCTCGGGGCAATAGCTGCTACAGCTGCAGTTTTTATGGGCATATCATGGCTAGTTGGGCACTTTGATCTTGGCGGTGAAATAAGCAAAGGAGCAACTCAGATTGGCGAAGCTCTTGGCGGTTTCTTAGGTGGAATAGCCGGCAACGGAATAGATACTGTTGCTAAGAAACTTCCTAGTATTGCCGAATCTTTAAGCTCCTTTATGGATAATGCTGGAGGGTTCTTTACTGGGCTGAAGGATTTAGGCCCCGATCTTGGAACTAATATTTTAAATCTTGCAAAAGGTATTAAAGAATTATCTAAGCTTAAACTTGAGACCACTGGAAAAGATGGCGCAACAACTAACACACTAACTAAGAGCTTAACTGATGTTGCTAGTGCTCTTTCAGCGTTTTCAAATAAAGCCGCAAATATTAATCTAGATAATATTTCTTTAGGAGTCGAAGCTGCTTCGCAGTTAAATGCATTGCTGTTAGCTATAGCGCCTAGTAATGGCTTAATTCAAGACATATTTGGAACTGGAAGTTGGAACACTATTTCTTCTGGCTTAGCAGCATTTGGTACTGCATTATCTGGTTTTTCAACCAATGTAAATGGCATTAATATTAATAATGTTCAAAAAGGAACTCAAGCCGGTGAAATGCTTAATGGCCTATTAACCAATGTTCCTTTGGATGAAGGTTTATGGCAAAAATGGTTTGGAGGAAAAACCTGGTCCACTCTTAGTAAGGGGTTAAAAGATTTTGGCGATGCAATGACTAAATTTAGTGATAGTACTGCTAAACTCGACTCCGCTACAATGGCTACTGCTATTGAAGCCGGTAAAGGATTAAGCGAATTGCTAAATTCACTTCCTAGTACTCCTAGTAAATTAGATGCATTTGCTGGAACTCAAGGGCCCCAGTGGTCAACAATAAATACTGGCCTTGCTGATTTTGGTACTGCTTTATCAGGGTTTTCAACAAATCTGTCAGAGTTCAATGCTTCTGCTGTTAATGTTGCTTTAACTACTATAGGGCGTCTTCCGACTATATTTAATAGTCTTGGAACTGCAGGCTTTAATAATCCTAATACTAGTTCCATGATCCTCAAAAATATTACTGGCTTTTCAGACGCATTAACTTATTTCGATGTTAATGCAGCACAAATTAATGCTGCTCATATTCAGGCAGCTTATGATGCAATAGAAATAATTGGCGAAGCTGGAGCTAATTTTATTGAGGTTGGTACTCAGCTGGGTAACGGATTAAACGAAGCTTTGCAAGCTGCTATGAGCCCAGAGTCTGCATCCGCCATAGGTCTTTCCTATGTAACCAGTTTAAATTCGGCATTTAATTCTTTAACAGGAAATGTAACTTCTTCTGCTGAAGCTATAGGTCAGGCAGTTATAACTGGAGTTAGTGGAAAAGTTGGCGAAATGTCCACAATTGCCCCGAACTTTGTTAATACATTTGCTACCGCTTTAGTGGCTAATTCAGCGCCTGTTACATCTGCAGGAACTAATGTTGCTGAGAAGGTTGTGGCCGGAGCGAAAGCCGGATCTGCAGAGATGTCTGGTGTAGGCGTATATGCTGGTGCAGGTCTTATTTCTGGATTAAAAAGTCAGCTAGCAGCTGCTTATGCTGCTGGCCTTGCGCTAGGTAATGCTGTCTCTGCTGGCGCAAAAGCCGGTCTTAAAGTCGCCTCTCCGTCAAAAGTTATGAAACAAATTGGCGAATTTAGTGGCGAGGGTTTAGCAATCGGATTAGAAAACATGATTCCATTTGTCGGTAATTCTGCTGCAAAAATGGCTAAGAGTGCAGTTCTTGCTACGGCTGATGCTTTAAAGGGTTTGGATAATTTAGCCGATAATTCGCTTAATATGAACCCGGTTATCACACCGGTTTTAGATTTAACGAGTATCAACTATGATGCGCAGAGACTGAATACTATGCTCAATAGTTCGATGCCTTTATCGATTAGCGGCAATGTTTCTGATCCTATGCAGCAAAATGGTAGTCTTCAGGAATTAGCTTATCTTAGCGCCGCGATTCTTAAAGAAATTCAAAATGGAAGCGATCTTTACTTTGATGATGGGGCATTTGCTGGACGGATTAATAGGAGGCTCGGTATAAGAATATGAGAAAGTTTTATCTTCAAAAAGATACTGGCGAACGTATCGGCCTCAATAATGAAACCGGTATTTTTCTTAGTGATCCTGAAGGTCTTGGCCTGGAATTTGATGACAATTATGCAGATATAGGAG